CCAGTTGTTGTAAGAAAACCAGCATTATAATTTAATACTGTTACAGAGTACAATGCATTTAATGCTGGTAATCTTCTATAATAATACAGTTCAATTGCATCCGCCGTATTACCTGAACTATTTTGACCAAAGCCTGGAGTTAAAAACAATAAATTTCTTTGTCTTGCAAAGTAGTTATTACCTGAATACTTTTCAGCTGTTGGATCATTAAATGTTCTTATGTCAACTTTTTCATTAAACACTCTTGTTGCTTGACCAGCTGAATCTACTTCTTTAATTTGTATAAACTCAATTAAATCATATGGCAGTAGTATTTCTGTTTTACTTGGTACTAAACCATTTGTTGTAGTTGTTGCTGCTTCTAATAATGTTTTTTCATATGTTGCAACATTTTCTAATGGTGGTACTCTTAATGTTCTATAAGCTTTATCAGCCGCATATTTTAAGCAGTCTTTTATAATTGCATCACTAACTACTTCTTCATCTCTGTTAGACCAATTACGTACTAACGTAACTAACTCAGTATATGTTAATGCCATATGATCCTCCCTTATGTATTGATTAAGAGATCAGGATACTCAGAAATCAATATGCTTTTTAACTTTTTTAATTTATCTTTATCACGCATAAAATGTGTATCATGTACATCTATACCATGATCTTGATTTATTTTTATAGCAACAATATCTGGGATAGTAGCCATTTTTCTATAGCCTTTATTTGTTCTACCAAAATATGCTTCTCTATCTCTATCTAATTTAGCTGCATCTCGATATTGTGTAATATCTTGTTTAGCTTCCCATTGTCCCGAAAGTAAATCAAAGCCACCTTTAATACCTTTGTTTGCATCAACTGTTGCACTTTGAACTCTCATATTATTTTGTTCTGCCATATTAAGCACCTACACTTGCATCAGTTAAATGATGAAAATGTCCGTTCTTATTAAAGAAACCTAATCTTGCGCCAACATTTTGTGCTAATATAACTGCTGGAATTGTTGGTCCACCATTTGTTCCATTAGCGGAAAAGTGTGTAACCTTTCTAGTAGCCGTTATTTTAGCACCGGAATTACCAGTGACACTAACTGGCGCATCTGTAATTCTAAAGGTGCAACTACTTACTGGTACGTACGTAGTAACTAGCGGACTTGCTGTTACATTTGCTACGAATTCTATGTATTGCATTTTAATACCTCCGAGTATTATTTATTTCTTATTATTTATTGCTGGGCCACATCCTGAAACTCTACCACCTTTATTGTAGTAGCTAGCAACATTACCACCCATTGCTTTATATTGTATATCTTTACCGGTTTTTTCTGCATACTTTTTAGCTGCTTCCATTCCGAACTTATTATACTTAAATTCTTTATCTCCGACTTTTGGCATACTTATCTCCCTGTAAATACTGTTCCACCTTTACTATAATATTTAGACATAGCTTTTGGTTTACTTTTAGATTTATTTTTATTTTTTGTATAATTAGCAAGATCAGAACCAAAACCTGAAGATATACCCATTTTAACTAGCTCTCTTCCTTTTTCTGTTTTAGCTAAGCTATCTGCTGTACGCTTTTTGTAAGCATCCATTTGTTTTTGTGCTTTTGTTTTCTTTGCTACTATATTAACTGGCATTTGTATCTCCTAAAAATATAAGGGAAAGCCGTGGCATGTGCCTGTTTGACTTTCCCTTATAGTTAATTAACCGTTAAGCTAAACCGTAAATAGCACCACAACCAGTTGGGTTACGTACTTCTAAAGTCGCTTCTTCAATCATCATTCCTTTAGTGGAATCACCTTGCTGACCTACGTCAACTTCCTGCATCGGTCTTAGTGATGCCATAGCAAACCACATTGGATCATAGATAAGTGCTGAGAAGTTTGCAACATCAGTTGTTGCACCTAGGTTAGTAGTACCGTTAGTTTGAGTAAACTGAACAGCATTAGTTAGACCCATGATATAGTTTGGTACAACCATAATATCACCAAAGTCTGACATATAAACATCTACTGATTGCCTTAACTTTCCACCTTCATCGATGTTTCTTACAACACCAGTATCACTAATCATTAAGTCTGAGAAATCTCTTCTTAACTTTGGTGAAAGCATTATCTTAGTAGCTTTACCACCTTCTTCATAAATCTTCTGCATAACAGAATCAATCTCAGTAAGTGATAATGAACCTTTTGCAGGCTGACCAGCAGCTGCTGCATTAGATTTAATTTTTCCAGTACCATCACCTTGAGTTGCTGGGGCTTCCCAACCACCTAAGTAATTAACAGTTGCAGTATTATTTATAAAAGACTGGTATCCACCAGCAGATCTTGCAGTATTAGCCTGAGATCCAACAGCAGCAGAAGTATTAAAAGAATGAATCATATCATGCTCAACATCTCTTCTTAGCTCTGTACCTCTTTTCTTTAACTGATATGCATATTCGTCTGCAACACCAGCCTGATCAACTGCACGTCTAGTTCCTGACACAGCAATAGTTTTACCATTGATCTGTGTGTAGTTTCCTAGTCTGGTTCTATTTGGACCAGATACAGCAAACTTTGCGCCAGTTGCAGGAGTTGCACCTGTACCACCAGCACCGTTAGCAGTTGGAGCAATCCAATCTGTACCTTCAGCAATTAGTGAAGATCCAGGAACTTCTAACTGGTCTGTTTGCCATTCGTGATAAATAGCAGTTGCTTTTGCTTTTCCAATAGATGACATAAAAGGAGTCTCATCCCTTGTGATCATCGTAATAAAATTAGCAAGATCTTCCCTTTCAGAAACATCTTTATTAGTTGCTCTAGCTGGTCCTGCTGGACCGCCAGTGCCTCTTACACCTAGATTACTAGCCATAATTTTTACCCTCCGAGGTATTTATATTATAAATTTAAGGAGCGTTCTGCATAACCTCTAAGGAAATCCATTTGTTCAGTATCACTAGCTTTACCACTTAAAGTCTTTTTCCTTAACGCTGTAGCTTTATCTTCTGCTTTTTTATTAACAGTTTTAGCTTTACGTAAAGGTGTCTTCTTTGTGATGTTAGCTTTTCTTTTAGCAGTACCTTTATTGATTCCTTGTTTAAGCTTTCTATAATCATCAACAAATTTAACGATAATAGGATCTGCAATTGTATCTAATACTTCTGCAGGTATACCTTCTGTAATAGCAAATTCTCGAATATCTTTTGCAACAGTTTCATTAAAGCCTGGAATTAAAGTAGGAATAGTATCATTAAAATGTTTTAACTGTTCTGTCCATACTTTTTCAGTTTGCGCTTTAGTTTGAGTATCAATTGATTGAATTAATTCCTCTCTCTGTTTTCGTGCAGTCCAATAGTCTTTTTGAATTACTTCACGTTTATCTTTAAGTTCGCCAATAGTATAGCTATCATTATCTTTTCGAGCTTGTTCTATTTCGCTTTCAAGTTCATGATAAGCTTTTGAGTGGGCTTGTTCTGCCGAATACAATACAGAAATAGATGCTTGCGATAATTTATTTATCTCATCTACTTTAGTTTGATATTCTTCGTCCATGCCCTTGCGTGCTTCTCCAAGTTCTCGACCCTTTTTAGAAAGATGTTGTTCAGTAGAATAACCTTTAATCAGATCATTAAAAGAAACTTCAGTATCTTCGCCATCTATTTTAATGGCAACTTTAGCATCTAAGTTTAAATCATCTAAAGAATAAGTTTCAACTTCTTGGGTAGACTCATCATCCTCATCTATAACTTCTTCTTCTTCTGTTTTATCTTCTTCTTCAACTTCTTCGCTTTCGGATTCTTCAGTAACTTCTGGGTCTTCTGTTACTGCTTCTTCCGGGTCTAACTCAGGTACTTGCTCTTCGGGTAGAGGTTCTACGAATTCTGAATTTCGTACAATATCAGCCAGCAATTGTTCTTCTGTTCGACCAACCTCTGCTACAGTGTCATCCGTTAGGGTAGAGCCTGCGGTTGCTTCGGTATTATCCATCTATGCGTACCTCCTTTTTTGGTGTAGCTTTAGAATTCTGTTGTATTATTTTTTCATACTTATCTTTTAAAGTATATAAGCTTGCTAAAGATAACGAGTTTAATTTCGCTTTCCCTGCGCTTCTCATTGAGTCATACTCTAATGTATTTATCATTTCGTTTAAATTAGTTAATAAGGCATTGTAATCAATTTCCCTCATTATTGTCCTCCTGTAAGTGTGGTATGTTTTTACCATACATCTCGAAGTTTATCATTTTCGCTTTAACACTACCTAGTGCCATTGCTGAAGAGTAGAGGAACTCACGAGATTTAGTTTCATGTGGTTCTGTCTTTAACCACTCAAGAAAGAAATCAATTAAGACTTCTCCATATACTTCATCAAAAAATTCTGATCTTTCCTTAGAAGCGAAGTGACCCTTAACATGAGCCCTTCGCGCTAATTCTTCAGGATGAATTTTATGATTACCATAAGATTTAGTATTACCCAGCTTCGTCTCAGCTGTCTGTCGGTATTTATCCATATTTAAGTTATTAGGTAATTGTACACAACATCGCCGCTTTGAGCAACTGTACCGTGTGCAGTTGTTAAGTTTACAAGTGTTTGTGCACCATTACTTAAACCGGTTACTTTCTTAAACTCTTTAGCTTGTAACTGTATACCTGTTTGTACTGTTGTGCCTGCAGTTGCTACATCAAATGTTATAGCAGCATCACTGTCGTTAGCAACTAATATGATGCCTCCACCAGCACCACCTGCAGTGGTTATTGTTCCTGATTGTGCAGCACCTGTTCCTGTTGCACTTATTGTTATTGTTGCCATTTAAATAACCTCCTGTGGTTGTTCCATCATTGGCTGTCCTTGCTCTTGTGGAGCTGGACTAGGGTTTAATAGTTCTCTTGCCATCATAATTATATCTGAATAATTAGGATGAGGAGGTAACTCTGCTCCTTCTTTAGTAGCCTTGATGGCTAGGTCTGCCCATTCTTGAAAGTGTTTATCAATAGATACAGCTAATTGCTTTGAGTTATCATCCATTGTATTTTTACTTTGAGCATTAGTATAATTAATATTTGCCTTGCTTAATTCAAGATCAGACATTAATTTTTGTTTAGCAGCTTCCATTTCTGTCATTTTATCTTTAGATTGTTTTTCAATAGCTTGTGCAGCTTTTTGTTTAAACTCATCTGTTGTATAATCTTCTAGAAAATCATTACTATCTAAATTCATTGCTTCAATTAACTTAGTTGCTAATACAGCAGGGGCATCAGTTTTAATTACTAAACCTGCACCTTGTTGATTTAATGAAGGAAGTATTTCTTTTCCTACTCTAGCTAACTTATTAATCATAGTTGTATTTGAATTTTCACCAATATCTAAATGTATTTCAACATCCATCTTTGATGGCAGCATATCAATATTAACAGAACCATATACACCTTGCAAGTTATAAGGAAGTTTTCCTTTCATATTTTTATGCATTGTTTCGTACAAACCAGATATTAAAGTTTTAAAACCTGTTTCAGCAAATCGTCTTGCAATATGTTGTATACGCTTTTGTGCTGCGCTTTGTACGGCACTCATTTTTGCTTCACTATTTCCTGATACATAAAGTGTATCATTTAAACCTTGAGCTGCCTTTGACATACCTGTAGCTTGTTCTTTTATTGTTTGCATATGTTGTAATAAAGGAACAGTACCTGTTGATATAGTTTCAGGTGGTAATGATGCAACAGCACCCGCTGGATTTCCATTAGTTGGTATTAATTGTTTAGGCTTCATATTTTGTAAAGCACTAAAATCAACAACATTTGGATCAGCTAACTTAGGAGAATAGTTTGTAAGATAAGTATTTTCTACAAACCCTCTAAGTATTGCAGTAGAAGCTAATGTTGAACTTCTAGCAAAGTCTGCCATTGATAAACCATAAAATTCATGAGGTATATCTATTGGAACAATTGATGCTAAATTAATAAAATCAATATCTTCTTCAAATAATATATGTGTACCAATTGTAATAAAACGTTTTAGTTCAGCAATACCATCACCATCTCTATCAACACGCATCCATGATTCTGTAACTGTTACTTCTCTGTTTGCTTCAGTAGGTAATGTTTCATATGAATTTGCACCTTGATAATATTCTTGGCCTGTTACTTCTTTTCTTGCAGCAACATCCTCAGCATACTTCATTGTACCTAACCAGCTATCATCATCATCTAAATCATCCCACGAATCTATATTTGCAGTTTCTTCAGGATAATACTTTCTTATTTCTGATCTAGTCATTTCAGTTTGCACACCAATATATGATGCATCTTCTAACTTTGTAGCATCTCTACTAATACGAAAATTTTCTGGTGGTATTAATTCTAGCTTAACTCTTGAGTTATCTATCTTTTTACGTACCCTTACATTAGTATATACTAAATCTACTTCTGGTCCTAAACCATCTGCTTCACCAATAACTTTATTTTCATATTCAAGTTTGCCGACAATTTCCATTGAATCGTCTGATAGTATTTCATCAAGCTTAGCCTGACTAATTTCTTCAAACTCTTCAAATATGTATTCATAATCTTCAACATAGTCCCATCTTAGTACAGCATTTTTCCATAATAACGCAGATTTCATCCATTGCTGCATAATTTCCCAGCCGTTATTCTTTTTAAACAAACAATAATTTACTATATTACTTGCATCTTTTGCTGCAGAAAATGCGCCAGGTGTATTATCATATGGTATAAACCTAGCTAATTTTTGATTGTTTAAAAACAAATCACTTAATACTGCAGTATATGCTTCAATAACTTCAGTAGTTGATGTATCTACTATAGTTGACACACCTTGTGGTGCTAAGTGAAAATCAGCTACACCCGCATACTCGTATGTTGCTTTTAATCTTTCTCTTGCTAACTCGGAACTATTAAGCCAATCACCTGTAGAATTTGATACACCACCTTCGATCATATTTATAAGCTGTTCATCATCAACTGCTTCTTTATAACCTTGAGTAGCCATTAGTATTTCCCTCCTATTGGTGAGTAAATCTTAGCAGCTTTTTCTAATTGTTCTGATGTATACTTACCAGCATTAGGTAAAGGCTTTTGTGGTTTCTTTGGTGGTTTTTGTTCTTTAGGTATTTCTACATATCTTGGCATGATCCGCTCCTGGGTTCAATCAATATTATTCATTCTTTCAATAAGTCTGTTTGCTCTATTTGTTACTTGTTTATACCATCTAGAGTCTTGCATTTCTAATGCTGCTTCTTTCCAATCTCTATTAGCTAAAGCAACTTTAAATTTAATAAAGCCTTGCATTCTTGGTCGACCCATATTAAACATCATATTAGCAACAATCAATTGTACTTCTTCGGGTAAGTCATTAAAAAAGACATACACATTTTTACAATCATTTAATACAATTTGTATATCATCTTCAAATGCATCAATACATCTTTCAGTAGAAACGGGATGACCTACAGTATATTCCCACTCGGGATCGGCACGAGTAACCAGGTGACCCACACCAAAAGTACGTAACTCAAGATGGTCGAGATATATGCATTCTTTATAACCTTCATCAATTTTTAATTCTTCCCTTAATTTATCTATATTCATTTTATCTATGCCTCGCGACTTTCTTTGCAATTTTTTTAGGTTGCTTTGAATGCTGCTTACCTGCTTTAGTATCTTTTTTCTTCTTCCTAGAGGTTGCAGCGTATTCAGCTGCTGTGAGAGATCGAATAGCTGAAGCCGGCATATAGCGCTCGCCTGTAGCCTTCGGACCCACTGTAGAATTCTTACCACTTTTGGTTGTCCACTTTTCTTTACCCCATTTTTTTAAACTTTTCTGACCTGCTTTTAAAGGCATTACTTATATCCTCCGCCACGTGCTTTATATTGTTTAGCAAGCATTTGAGCTTTACGTGCAGACCATTGTCCTGGTCTACCACCTTTACCACCTGCTTTAATTCTATTAAACAATCTTTTACGCATTGTTGGTTTAGTATAATTTCCTGCTGCATTTACTGCCATAATAAAATACTCCTACCACTTTACTTTATGAGACCAATATTTTGCCGACAACTTCGTTGTAGGTTTACCTTGAGCATTATGTCTAGCATAATAAGATTTCTTTCGAGCTTTATCTTTAGCAGTTGTCGGATTCTTACCAGCACCGGAAACTCCTTGCTGTCCAAATCTTATAAGTTTTTCTTTTCCACCTTCTCTTGCTAATACTGCATGAGATTTTGTTTTATGACCTGGAGTACGTTTTGGTTTATTGTATCCAGCAAATCTTTCTCCTGATTTTTCTATTGACATAATGTCCTCCTATTTTCTATTCATCCAGGCAGTTGTACCCATGTAAGCACCTACTATTCCTGCACCACTTATATAAAATAAATTACTAATATCTGCCAGCGCTTTAACACGATCTATATCTACAAAAAACATTGCTAATGTAAATACACCCATAGCTATTAAAGTATATCTTGCCATTCTTAATTGTGCTAAATGCTTTCTTAATTCATCTTCTGTTGCTTTAATCATCTTAGCGTGCTCTAATTCCTCATCAGTAACAATACCATCACCATCGGCATCATACTCATTATACATACTATTTTTTTGTAAGGATTTTTTCATATGCTTCTCGTATTTCTTCTATTGATCTACCACAACCAACACAAACTTTATTCAGATTTAGTTGGCACACTCCTACGCATGGCGTCACTTTGCCACTCATAACCATAGGTCTTCTTCCATAATAAATACTCCTGATTTTCATTTTCGTCTTCTGTTTCTTTACTATTAGAATCTTTTTGCATATATTAATATCCTTTATATAATGGCGGATTTATCCCCTACTTCCGCCGGAGTAGTGAGGACAAGGGAAACTATAGCCACTTGGTTTCATCTTGCACATATGTTTCTGCACGTTGAGACCAAGGAACTTTATTCATTGTTAGTTTATCATAATGAGTTCTTAATGTTTCTAAAGCAATAGCTGTTGCCATTACTGTATCATCATAACATCCAGGTGCAGCTTCTGTGCGACCTGAAGGTGTTGATATATAATCTTTTAATTCTTGTATAATTGTTTTTGAACCAATCCATATATCATCATTTTCTACAGCATTTTTTAAGTTACCTATAATATGTGGTTTAGTTACTTGTGTAGTTCTAAAACCTGGTACAACACCTTCTTCTTTTGATATAGATGATATTTTAGTTTGTTTATATAAGTTAATATAATTCATTTGTGAAAGTCTAGATAATGTTGCAACTCCCATAGAATTACTTTCTACAGTAAGTAAAGCATTATTAAAGTATCTACCAAGATAAAACAAAAGATCACCAAATTTACTTGGATCAATATGATTATCTCTGTATAAACCTATAACCTTTCTTTCTGTATCTAAAACTACAGCTGTTGAATAATCTTGACCTACCCCTAAAGCTACATCTGCAGCAACAATATAATTGCTATCCCAATCGGGGTAATCCCATATAAGTAAGTTGCCTTCATTAGATGGCTCCCATGATGTTGCTTCAAAGTCAAATATGTATTTCTTTTCTGGTTCTACAGGTATTAGTCTTGCAACTTTTTCAGTATCAAATACAGATGAACCCGCTGTAATAAACGCTTCATCAGGAGTTGCTGGGTATTCCTGGCGGAACTTTAGTTCCCCACCTTCAGCAATCTTCAACCGACGCCAATAGAGTTGCCCGCTTGTTAAGCCATAATTCTCTACTAGTAACTCCTCTTCTGAAGAGCGTTCAAAGGATTCAGGAGGCTCTCTGTAGTATTCTGGTGTAGAAAACCACGGTAGAAATAAAGGAAGATATTCATTCTCACCTTCAATTGCTCCTTTCCATAACCTATAAAATTCACCCATTGCACCATTAGCTGTTGATTCAAGTATAACTTCTGTACCTGGTGCTTCAGATATACCCTGGAATAAACCAGCTAATATCTTTTCATCATGTGTCCAAAAGGCTACTTCCGATAAGTGCGCAATCGTTGGAGTCGTCCCACGGCCAGCTTCCGGAGAACCCGCCGTATACAACCTATAGGAAGATACAGGTTTTTCATTAGAAGAATCTCTTTTAAAATGTGGAGCGGATATAACAATTTCTTTAGCATTTGATTTTACCTCGTTAGGTCTAAACTTAGGATTCATATTTTTAATGATATTCCTACTCATATTAAACAAGGCATCTGACGTTGCACTATCATGTGCCATCACAACTGATCTAGCATGTGGTGTAAAATATGTTTTCCAAAATACTCGACCTGCGCAATACGTGCTTATACCTTGTTGCCGAGCTTTGAGGATAATAGCACGAACCTTACCGGTTTCTTTCAGCTGTTTATCCAGGGCTTCTGTAATCATATTTTGACAACTGTTAAAGTTGAAATCTACAAACCCAGCTCTAGCATCCTTTGTAATAATCTTTATATTATCTTTTGCAAACAATGTGAAATCTTTCTCGTACTTAACAAGCTTATTACGCTTTTGTTTTTCTTCGAGAAGACTTAATAATTCTTTTTTATTATTCATATACTTGTCCTCATGAATAAGTGTCTTTAAGGGGACATTTAAATTCTAGTAGCCCTAGGAGTTAGAATGTCTCCTTAAAGAGGGGGAGAACCTATGTATATTATATACTATAGAGGCTAAGGATAAGACTAATTAATTTAAATATATATATATACCCTATATACTTTGCTACCCCCTAACTTTCTATATCGCACTTTATAATACTTCAGCAATCTCTATATCATCTTTCTTTGTAGTTAACTTGAAGTCTATCACTATACTACGGATCTTATAGTAACCTAGAGCTATCTTTATTCTACACTCTCAGTGCTCTACTAAAATATTTTTATTATACTATTCCTTTACCATTTATACTTAAAGAATTTATCAATTCTTTTTCTATAATATAATTTAAATAACTTTAATTAACCTATGAGATCTATCATGTCTTTTCTATTTATACTTACTTCTCTTACATTATTATGTTTTCTTTTTATATTATTCCAAGCTTATACATTTATAAAGATTCATAATAATGATTAAATATCTTACTTTAAACAATATAATATCTATCGCTTTATCTACTTTAACATTCATATTATATTCAATATTAATTCTTTTAATCTTACTATAACCAAAGAAAGCTAAACAAATGAAAATAGAATATAAATTACCTTCTACTATAGAACTTCAAAACTTTTCATCTACACTTAAAGATTTTTCTAACTATATTATAGAACATAATAACATTCCTACTTTTATTCAATTCAATGTAAATATGACTATTATTACACCTTACCAAGAATATTATTATAATTTACATTTACATAATATATTATATCCATCTAAAAATCCAATACCTGAGCTTTATAAATTATACTTAAATAAAATTAAAATA